TGAATATGTAATACTATTAATACCAGATATTACCATTCCAGTTTTTGCAAATCCAACTGTAGAATCTACAGAAATTATAGAAGAACCTATAGAAACTTTTTCAGTGCTTTTTGTACTTGGTGTAATCTCGAAATTACCTTCAACATAATTATTGTCATCATATCCTATAAAAAGTGAAAGTTTAAAATATTGCTTATTTTGCCTTGTAAATGGTTCAACTTCCGATATTGATGCTAATGTAGTAGGATCTGTAGATTTTGTAAGAGTTTGTCCTACTAATTTTACAGGATCTCCCGAAATTATTTCAGCAATCGCAACTTCTCTTCTAATATAATTTGCAGAAGATGGCTTAATTAAAAATTCTTCTAAATTTACTACAGTTGGTGTTACTCCATATAAAACATTAAAAAGAATTCTAACTGATTCATCAGTCCCTTTTGATTGATAAAAAGATTTTGATTCTTTTATAAAATTACCAACATCTAATTCTTTACTTAAATTAATATTTTCAAATCCAGGTGCAAAAGTATATCTTAATTTTTTATAAAAATCTTTAAGAAATAAGGAACTTAAATTTTGTACATTTTTATTAGCAAGATGTCCATCCTCAGAAGTAGAAGAAAATATAAGTTCTTCTTGATTTATATCACCATGATATGACGTAATACCACTAAATCCACGTTTACAACCAGTAAATGTATTAGTTGTTAATCCAGTATATGTAATTATTTCATTATCAATCTTTAATAGTCCATATTCTGATGGAAATCCCTTTGTACTATTAACCTTAATGGTAGTATCTGTAGATGCAATACCAACTTCAAGTATAGTTTTATCTACTACAACTTCAGGTGTTAAATTATCAAGTTTTAAATATTGATCTAGATTTTCTGCAATATCAACAGGACCACCTTGATATTCTTGAGAAATATAATATTGCTTTAAAAAATCTGCAGCCTTTGGATTTTCATCCAAAAGGAATTCGGGCAATTGGTTATTAATTATCTGTTGAATCTTTACTCTAGATTCAAATCCAGTCTTTATCATATTATTGTCTTATTAAATTCCCATTTAAGTAACTTGATGTGTAATAATCTTTAGAGAACAATACTCCAGATATTTCATCGCCAGAGGCAATTACGTCTTTAACCATATTTATTGAACTTGAAGAGATGCTAAAATTCAAATATAAATCTTTTAAACCAAGAATATCATTAGATTCAGGAAAAGCTTGTATCTCAATGATATTGTTAGATTTAACTGTTGACAGGATGTTTATAGTGTTTAATAATATTTCACCTTTAACATAATCAACAGTTCCTGCAGATTTAATAACAACTTTAGTTTCTTCATTACTAACTGGTCTTACTATTGATATAATTCCAGTTTTCTTATCACTATTAGGTATATCTGTCAAATATACTGTACCTGGTTCTGATGCTATTCTAAATCCAGTTGATTTTATATTAAATCCATCACTATTTACATGAAATCTATTACCAAAACAAAGTTCATATTGGCCAAATTGATTTATTAATGCCCTCAAATCTCTTCTAATTCTTACTTTAGTAATATTAGATGTTATGGCATTATCAGTCATGTCAATTAGTTGTTGAATTTTACTATATTTGAATCTTCCACCAAATGAATTCAAGTCCACTGAATTGGAATAAGTAGTCAATGTATTGATTACACTTTCTTTTAATGAATTTGCAGTAGATACTTTAGTAGCATCATAATATACAGAAGAATCAATTTCCACATATAGTACTTTAATGTCTTCTATTTTCTGTCTTATACCAGATATAGAGTATTGTTTTAATTGTGATAAAACTCTAGTTTTGTTAAAATCAGAGATAAAAGTTCCATTTTTTGGTTTAATACTAATAGTTACAGTTCCATATTCAGGAGGATCCATTTCTTCACCACCAACAACAGAAACACTTTCTGTATCGGGATATATCTTCTTAATAATAGCCTCGTAATCACGTGCTGTAACCGCCCTACTCTGTGCTGAATATATCTTAGGTGCAAAATACTTAATGGAGTCAATTGACTCTATATCACCCCCATTTTGGGATGCCTGGTTCGTTGTAACAGATATGTCTGATGGATTAAGAAGAGATCCACTAGATAATTCTAAACTTCCAGAAAAAGAAAAACTTTGTACTCCATTACCTTCTTTACCACTTGAAATAATGTAATTTGCAGTAATTATATTACCATCATTATCTTTACTAGTTCCTAATTTTTTACCAATTAATCCATCACCAAATAATAATTCATATTGTTCATCTTGTACTTCTTGAAGAAGATATATTCTAGAGTCAGAAGTTACATTGATAATATTATCTACAGGAAAATATTCTGTTCCCAATCCATCATCATTTTCATTTTTAATATACACTTTAAGTGTAGAAGTATCAAGAGATGAATTATTAATAGTAAACTTTTGATCTAAGGATCCATCATATGTAAATTGCTTTGTTAAATATGTTCCTTCATATAGTTCTATATTTTCAAATGATGCTTCTAATTTACCTGTTGTTGTTTCTTTAAAAGTCTCTGTTATACTTTCTGGAATTGAAAATACATATGAAGTATTATTAGCATTTCCTGTACATATAAGACCTCTCTTAAGCGTTACAGTGCCCGAATCATCACCATCAGGTCTTTCTACATTAAAACTTATTTCTGCCTTTGCTGCCGTCTTAGAACGGGGTACATATCCTATATTTCTAGCTAATGAAACTACATTTTCACGTAGAGTTGCAGAATCCAAAAAGGATTCATTAACAATCATATTAGAATTAACTGCAGTAATATACGTATTATATGCTAATACATCAATTAATATGGAAAAATTAGACCCTTCAAAGTCAAAATCCTGGAAATCTGAGTTTGCACGAAGATAATCCTTAATTGAAGTCTTTATCTGGTCAAAATCTAAGTTTGTGTATTTAGTGAACCCCATTTTATCTTGTTGCTTCTAAAATGAATGTAAATTCTTGTGTTGGAAACTCTTGTCCAATGATATCAAATAGAACCGTTACATCAAATGAATTTCTTTCTGGTGTAGGATTAACTTGAACTTGTACATTATCTACTCTTGGCTCAAAATTATCAATTGCAATCTCAATTTGACTCTGAATAACTGATGCAGTACCAAAATCAACGAATCCAAATAGGCTACTTCTTACTTCAGAACCTAATAACGAGTTAAAAAAGCGTTCAGTAGGTATAGTTTCGACTATATTTCTTACAGATCTACGTATCGCATTCTCATTCTTTAATATTGGTAGGTCTTTTGTTATTGGATGAGGTTCAAAAGACAATGTTATGTCTTTAAATGCTCTCGATATCCTTTTAATCGCCATAAACAAGGAGTTTTTCTTTATTTATACGTGATTTTACATAAAAAAAGTGCCTCTTTCGAGACACCTCGGTTATTTTCCTTGTCCTCGGTACTTTTTACGAGCCGAGTTACGAGAGGTTGCCGAATATTTTGTGTGTTTCCCGTTTCCCTGACGAGATTTTTTCGGAAAAGCAAGAATTTGCTCTGAACCCCATGCTCCAGTCTTTGATCTTACTGCCATTTTGGTTAATTTTCCTCTTTTTTAGTTGAAAGTTTCTTTAATACCTTATTTAATGACTCAGAAGGTAGTAAAGCCGTGATAATTAGTCCTAAAAATACTGATATAAGCACTTTTGACGACAAAAGTTGCAATATAAAAATAAGAAAGGCACTAATACCGAAAACTTGCCACTTGTTTTTGACAATTTCCAGTATTTTTTCACTTGTTATAGATGTTTTTGATGCCATTTAATCGTCCTGATAGATTTCAGTCTTTAAATCTTGAGGATTTGGAACACCTGTCTGATAATATTCAATCGACAAGTCTTCCATCCTGTCAAAGTATTCCATCTGTGTTAAACCAGAAAAAATTTGTTTCCCGTTACGGTAGATGTTATACTTTTCTGTCATTAAATTACTCTTGTTTTTTCGTGTCCGACTCGAATTCTTGGATCACACCAGATTTCGAAGCCTGCCTCTTTTGCATCTAGGCAGAATGAGACATCTTCACCACACATGTCTTGAACTTCGCCTGACTCGAAGACTTGCATCTTTGGAGCAAACCATGGATATTTCATTTCTTCGTGTTCAAATACTCCATTTTTAATGAGTAACCATCCAAAACCTGTATAATCAACAGTAAATGGTTTGCGACGCTTTGAGATACTCTCTACGGTTTCATGATTCATTACTCCACCATTACTTCTGAAGTCTTCCTCATCTAACCAGTGTGCAACACTTGTAGTTCTACCATCTTCTGTAGCATACCAACCACCAGCAATATCTTTATCCATTAATATTAACTGCCAGAACTTCTCACTATTAAACATAATATCACTATCAATCCATAATTGATAATCATATTTTAATTTCCCGTCCCATGGTTTCTGTTCTGGTCCTCGCAGTACATTAGCTCCAAGGCATTTGCATCTTGCAAAGTTTACCATGGAGGAATAATCCTGCGAAATTTGAATGCTCGCACCAGATTGTACTAAGTCAAAACAAAGTTGTACGAAATTTTTTAGATATGAATATGATACTCCTCTACCAGGTAAGCAAAATACTATGGCTTTTCCCTTCACCATCTCTCTTGCCTTATCATAGTCCCATTCTTGATCTTTCTTTTTGGTTGTGGGCGATTTTGCCTTTACTGTAAATCCTTTAGCCATAAGAATAATAAGTTACATTCGAATCATACTCCATTATATAGCATTTGTCAAGTTAATCCTGTTCGGTTATAATTGCTTCTTTTCCGTCCATTGACCATCTTAACGGGGTTTCTTCGTACCATCCCATTTCATTAACTACTGCTTCTGGAATTATTGTATAATACTCCCCAGTTACTGTATCAACTTCTATGGAGGTAAAAATTTCACCAGAATTTTTTTGCATGTTTTTAAATCCCACCGTCGATTTTATATAGGGAAAAAAATTTTTGTATAACGGGAAACATTTATCTCGCTTCCGTAACACTTTGTAGACTAGGGGTTCCTTCGGTTTTTATAATAAAGGGGGCATCAACGCCCCCAACTGTCCAAATCACGAACGAATGCTTTTAACGTGTCACTGCGAACCGATCATTATTGAAATTTGCATATGAGAAAGCACTGCGATCAACCAGTTTGAAATATCCAAAGCGGGTGACCATGACATACCCCTCACCTTGAGTGGGTTCATTATAATTGACATATGTGTCAAAGTCTGCATCATCCTCACATAGATCCAAAGCATGTAATTTAATTTCGTATACTGTATGCCATAGATCAATCAACGAAGCAGAGCATAAACCAGCATCTTCAAATACATCCCCGTCAATCACTCTGCCCTGACGAATAAGGTGGTTTAAGTTGATCCTAATTTTACTTGCTGTTCGCTCATCCACGAAATCAACATCCTCTGCAAGTCTCTTTGCACGATCAACCATATTTTGAAGAGAGTAAAAAGCATCCTCATTATTAGTGGTAAACGCAGAGGGTTGCACGTACTTTACACGTGATCCGCTTTCTAACTTCTCAACTAATGGCATTGCGATTGCATCACGCAAATCATCCACGGCAAAATACTTTGTATGAGGTGCCATAATAATTTCTTGAGTTACGACCTCAGGGAACTTATAGGTTAACGTATTTGGTCTGTAATTCTTAGCACCACCTAACCCAATAAAATCACCTTGATAGATGTTCTTAGTGATTGGCAGATATGCCAAACAGTTCAAAAGGATCTCATGTAGTGATGACTTATAACAATAAAACCTGTCTATGTCTGCTGGAGTTTCGCAGATCATAATTTTCTTTTTGTTGAAAACTGACTTCGTGCCAACAAACTGGCGACCAGTTGCAGGGTTACGACCCCAAACAATAGCGGGTGCTCCATCGATTTTAAGTGAGAGTAAAAGGGGCATTAAAAAAGCATCTAATACAGAAAGGTCTCCTGTTAAGATGCTGTCTTCGGGATGTTCTAGGTGTGTGTTTTTCATACCTTCATTATAACGAATAACCAACCCCGTGTGGGGGTTGGATGGACACTTTGGAAACTGGTTAGACCAGTGAATCTAATCTGGATTGTGGAATTTCTTTAGCGTCTCTGGCACCCCACTTGTTGATATGACGTGAAGTTGTTACTGACCAAAACTGATCCGTTTTTACGAATCCTTCACCGAAGATGTATGCTGCAACAGGTGTGCGGTATGAAAACAAAATCCTTGCGTCCTTTGTTTCTACTTCGGTCATGTTGGATGCGATTGGTGTTAGTTGCATTGATGCTCCTATTGGTGTATACGTTTATTATAATAGAAACGGGGACGAATAAAAGTCCCCGTGTGCCAGTTTGTGAATTGGTTGGCTAATCGCTGAGTTTACCACGTCCTCTCCATGCGTTGAAAGGTCTCTTTAACTGTCTCTCATTCTGAGCGAATTCCTGTAGAAAATAGTCAACGGTAAACTCATTCTCCTTACAGAATTGTTCAATTTCAGAATAGATGGATGCAGGATAGTTTGTCATGTGAAAATCAGTTTTGTTTACAGATGGGAATTTTTTCATTAATATTCAATGTCAGAGTTAAAGTACGCATCGACATCAAATTTAGTGTCTTCCGTGGTTTCAGATAATGCCTGTTCCATTAGAATGGCGATTGCTTCATCTTCAAATCTTGGATCAATCATGTGAATAATTCGTTTGACTCTTTTAATATAACAGAAAAATCCCCCGTGTGGGGGATTGGTGGACAGTTTAATTACTGGAACAGTGGACGCATATAATCTTTGAATTCTTCTCTCATACTGTCTGCAAGGATGCGAAGTTGATTTTCATTTGAATTGTTGCCACTTGCAACCAATTCATCGTAACATGCCTGAGAGATGCCCTTATTAGTAAGGTCGTATTCGTGAAGTGCAACGTGTTTGAAAAAACTCATA